GTTTAAGCTTGCATTTGGTGCTTACTTAAAGTTGAGATGCCTGCTTACTTTCCTTGAATTGGTTCCCCTATGCAGGGAATCGTCTCCGGTTAGTAAGTAGAAGAATATAATATTAAAATTTTTATGAAAAAAACAAATCTAGATTTATCTAAAAATGCTTTTTTTTCAAATTTTAAATTGTATTCTGATATTTATAAGGCTGGAACTATGATCTCACTAACAAATGAAAAACATTTGTTATTAGTGCTTAAGACTATAGGTTACAGAATAGTAACTATGTCATTATTAAGTACTAAGGAGACTTCCCGGTTTAGAATGTTACATAACTTCGGTCGATTTTTAATCAAAATGACTAAAAATCACGGAGAAATATATACAGTCAAATACCTTAAAGCAGCTCAGATATGTATTTTGAAGAAGTTGTCTGGTTCTCCTCTTAAAAGTTTAAGAGAAATAGAACCTGATTATAACTTCCCTAGATTATCAAAGTCAGGCTTACCTTCTGTTATAAAAACAAGAGATAGAGCTCTGATATGTGTAAATAATTTGAAGATTATTAGATTTTATTTATCCTTATTTTCTTTATATAGGATAATTAAAATACCTTTTAATCCAAAATTAAATACCATTACTGATAAATTTAGTGGGTCTAATATCGTTTTAGGAGATTTCAATGACTGACTAACTAATTATAGTGGTCAGCTTATTTGCAAATTTTCTAAACCCGATATTAAGGAGTTGACAGTAACTAATATTTTAACCTTAGTTAAGTCTTCCCCTCTAGGACCTCGAAGTTATAGTCATCTTATTGATTCTTATTTCTCATTAAAAAATTCTATTTTTTTTAATGATGTAATAAGTTACCTTAAGAAAACAAATTCTAAGAATATTTTTACTTTATTCTCCAATATTGAATTTTTATCAAAAAAATTCGGTATTAGGGGGACGTGGACCTCGAGTTGAGGGCCTTTAGGGAAACTCTCTTTTAAAGAAGAAGCTGCTGGTAAATTGAGGGTATTTGCAATGGTTGATGTTATAACTCAATCATTGTTTAATCCTTTACATTTATGGCTTTTTTCTGTCTTTAAAAAGATACCAAATGACTGTACCCATGATCAGGCAAAAGGTTTTAAATATGCTCAAGAGTTATCTCTTAAGTATAATAAATCTTTTGGTTTTGATCTAAGTGCAGCCACTGATAGACTTCCGGTTTCATGTCAAATTGCTATTTTAAATAGTTTGTTTAACATAGGAACTGAGTGAGGTAATATCTTAGTTAAAAGAGAATATATAATTTCTCAAAAAAATAACTATAATATCCCTCCTGTTTCTTTGAAATATGAAGTCGGGCAACCTATGGGGGCTCTTTCTTCGTGAGATATGCTTAATTTGGTTCACCATTTGATGATCCAATTTATAGCTATCAGGTTAAGAAAGTCCACGTTAAATGATTGGTATGATCAATATGTTATTCTAGGGGATGATCTGGTTCTTTTTGATAAAGATGTAGCTAATGTTTACCAATGACTCTGTAAAGAGTTAGGGGTAAGTATTAACTTATCTAAATCTATAATTGCAGAATCGAAACCTGTTCTAGAATTTGCTAAACGTGTATCCGTTAATGGATACGATGTTTCTGCTTTATCTTTTAAAGAATTATTATC